GTTTCGCCAGGACCTGGGCCAGTTTCTTTTGCTCGGCATGGACTTTCTTGAGGGAGCCCATGGCGCGCTGGCGACTGGTCTCACGGGCGGTGCTGCTGGCGATGTCCGTGGCCAGGGCTTTCACCATGTCCACTAACTGGACGTTGGTGCTTTCGGCCTGGGTAAGAAAGTCGGGCTCATCGACGCCCGGCAGCTTGTGCAGCAGGTCCAGGGCGTCGTCTTCAATTTCCAGGGCGCGCTGTTGGAGCGGGTTACTGACGGCGTAGATGGTGCGCTGCACGACGCTGCGGACTTTCGGGTCTTCCCACCAGGAGTGGGCGAGAATCCCCAGATCTTCCAGCGTCATGGTGCTTTCACCGTGCAGCCACGCATGTGCCCGGATGAGTGGGAAGGCCCACGTCCACATGCGGGGGGTAATGCGCACGCCCTCCTGCTCCAGCCGTTCCCGCAGATCGAGGGCGGCTTCGAGGACTTCCCCGGTATTCGTGACCGTCTGCGCTTCGGCCTGGGCCACCCGCAGATCATCGAGGGTCATGGTCGCCCGAATATCGTGGACCTGCGGCGGATCGGTCGCCAGCCGCACAAACGAGGCTCGGTCCGCAATGGGGGCAATCTCTTCCCGCAGGAGGAAGCGATTGTTGAGGGCTTCCAGTTCCCACTGCCCGATCAGGTGGGAGTTCGACGCGGCAAAGGCGGAGATCATGGGCAGCGTGAGGGGTGCCGGCATGCCCGTCTCCTTAATCTGGCGCTTGCCGCCCAGCACCTGGACGAGAATGGAGTAGACCAGCATATTGGCCCGACCAATTTCATCCAACCAGACAATATCGCCCTCGACCAGCGATTGGGCATGACAGCGGCGCCGTAGCCCGTGATCAGCGTAGGCCAGCATATCTTGCGGCCCCAAGATATCATCGTCGGTCGTGCCCGGATTACAGGTACATTCAAAGAGCCGTGCGCCCTCGATACGGGCGAGCAGGCAATCAACCAGAAAGGTTTTGGCGATGCCGGGCGAGCCGACCTGGATGTAGTTTTGTCGGGTCAGCAGGGCGAGCAAGGCGTTATCGACGGCCTGTTCCCGTTCCAGCAACAGGCGGTTCATATCGGCCCGGACGGCCTGGATCTTGTCATACGCAACAGACATGGGTAGACTCCTTTCAGGGGTCGTTGGATTGGTGTCGGGCGCTCCGTGGCGTGGACCGCCCGACGAACGATGCTCTAGCGATGCGAGAAGTAGCGGGCCTGGTGTCCGGCTAACGCGGCTTCATGGCGGGCCAGTGCGAGTTGGCCCGTGGCGCGGTAGTGCAGACTCCAGGCCCGACACCGCGCGTACTGCCGGAGTTTCGACATGCTGTAAAACGACGTGTGCATGAGGCGGGCCTGCCGTATCATGTCGCCCGCGGCAAAGCGCCGCAGGGTCTCTTCCGTCGCATCCTTCAATTCCTGCCAGAGTGCCTGCACCCGGCTTTGTTCGTGCTGACTCATCTCCTGTTCCTTTCGTTCACAGTCGGTATCGCCCCGCATCCCACCCTGGGAGGCTCGGTGGTCAACACCTACGCCCGGCCTTTCTCCGGGCATCGCACGCTTCCGACCGTTGTTCTTGTTACCACGTCGTGGGCAGGTCTGACGCCGGGCCAGGCGCCGCCAGCAGCGCCGCCAGGTCCGGGTCCAACGCCTCGTCGCCCGCCTCGACCAGCAGGGCGACATCGTCCAGATCCCCGTCCACACTGAGGGAGCCGTCCGCCAGGGCGCTCGCCAGCGCATACTCCCCTTGCGCCGCGAGGGCGAGGAGCTGCTGCACCTGCGCGTCCACGGGTGGGGCCTGGCCGCGTTCGCGGGTGCCATCGGCATGAATGACGGTATCGACCCGCACCGTCAAGAGGTCGCGGACCTGGGCATCAATACTGCGCAGGGCGCCCCGCACGTCGTCCAGGGTGATGCCAATCGCGGCATCGTAGGCCATGGCTTTGGCCCGCAACTCCCGCAACTGCCCGAGCCGGTCGCGGTAGACCGTGGCGGACTGGGAGCCATCAAAGCCCGCGACTTCGGCCTTCAGGGCGGCAATCTGGTCGGCGATGCCGGCCTGGGCGACTTCCCGCACATCCCCCCGGCTTTCGGGCTCGATTTCCCCGATCACCAGCCCGATGCCCACCTCGTCCAGATACGCCCGCAGGCTTTCGAGCTGCGCCGTGCCCTGCGGGGGAATCCAGTACATCCCGCCCGATTCCAGGAAGGGCAGGCCGCGACACGGGCCTTTGATGTAGTCGATGATATGGGCCGTCCAGTCGCCCTGGAGCACCATGCCCCGCAGTTCTTGGTACGCCGTGTTGATCGTGCGGGCGACTTCATGCTCGCCGGTGATGCGCCCGGTGTCCCACTCCGCATCCCATTTCAGGGTGGCGTCGTGGGTGAAGTCGGTGCGTTCGCGGGCCTCGTCTTTTTCGACAGCCGCGATGGTGTACACGACTTTCGTTTTGCCCGTGGTGAGGGACGACAGCAGCCACCCGGCGCTTTTGGCTTTGCCGATGTACGACGTGATAGCGCGGCCCACCATGGCGCGGTCGCCGGCGTACTGCGGGACCATGGTCGAAGGCATGCCATGCCGGGCGGCGATGGCGTCAATCTCTGCGGGGGTGCGGGGCCGGAACGAATCGCGTACCCGGTATGTCACTAAACTGCCGTTGGTAAACTTCTCAGCCATGCTTTGCTCCTTAGCGCCACAGCGGGCGCGGGCGGTTGTACTTGCCGGTCATGAACGTTGCGCCGGCGAACAGGGACGGGGCGGCGTCGGGATAGCGCCCCGTATACGCCGCGCTCAGGGCTTCTTGCAGATCCTCCGGGGCTTCATCCAGGAGGCAGATGAGGTGTTCGAGGGTGTCCTGGGCTAAGGTTGCCACGGCGGTCGCGGCGAGGTCGTGGGTGGTCGGTCGCATGTGGGCTCCTTATTTCCGCATCAGTCGCGGGTATTGCGTGGGATCGAAGGGCCGCTTGCCGTCTTTGGCGCCGGCCCACACCTCGAGCACGGGCAGGTCGTCGCAGTCGCGGCCCTGGCGCACGCACAGGCGCACGGCCAGGCGGGTCTGCTTGCTCCAACGGCGCTTATCACGCTTTTCGCTGCGGGCCGTGGTATTGCCCGCAATAGGGGTCTGTCGGTAGGAATGGGCCATCCAGGGTCCTTTCGGTGCTTGTCTCTCGGTGTCGCCCTGCCAGCACCATGCTGGCGCAGTGGCCACACACTTGTGCCCAGGCCTCACCTGAGCACCGCACGCCCCGAGAGACGGGGTGGCTTGAGGGTCGGTAGCAGGGGCCGTCCGGGACACGTCCGGTTCCCCTGGTCCTGCAGGTCGCCCGCTGGGTCGCTGGCCCAGCAGGGGGTGGGAGCTGTCCCCACCCGCTCCGGCGTCACTGACCGCCGGTCTTGCCCATCGCTGGCGCTCCGGGTGCGTCGACAAGGCCCCAGGCAGACGCTCATGTCCACTGTAGCCCGTTTCACCGGATACCACCTTGATGGTGCCGCAGACGCCTCACGCGGGGAGTCAACCCCCACGCGCCCCTGTCACTGTCGTATCTCCCCTGCCCGCCGGGTAGGAGATGACTCCGGGTCGTGCGTCGCGGCTCTGCTGTTGTGAAAGACCAGCCCGCCCCGCGCATGGTGGCGGCAGGCGAGACGGCGGGAGACTGGGGCCGTGCCCAGCAGGGCGGCCACCTGTCGGCGGCTGTTCGTGCCCGGCGCCCCCCGCGCGTCATGTACTACATAAGGAAGTATAGCATAAAATTATGCGAAAAGATAATGCGTAAAGAGAAAAATAGAGAGAAATATTGTTGCTTTTGCTGAAAACGTGTTATACTTCTCTATATGCCCTAGTTATTACTAGGATACTTTGTTCTATAGGCGCTGCTTGCGCCTAGGCCATTCTAGGATACAAAGCTCTAAGAGAAGGGTTCAGCCATGATTAAACTGAAGCGCCCCGCTGTCCCCACCAACGCCACCCTGGGCGCCCGCGTCAAAGCCCGCCGCCGCGCCCTCGCCCTGCGCCCCGAAGCCGTCACGGCGGCCTGCGGCCTGTCCAATACCACCCTCGCCTACCTCGAAAGCGGGCGCGGCCTGCGCTCCGAATACCTCCCCACCCTGGCCGCCGTCCTGGGCGTCTCCCTCGACTTCCTCTTCGGGCTCACCGACGACCCGACCCCGGTGGGCGACCAGGCGGGGGCGGCGGCGACCGTGCCCGGCTAGGCGGCAGCGCTGGGCTCTGTCCCGGACGACCCCCAACCGGTTTTTGCCCGACGAGCCCCCCCCCGCTGCGCTCGCCCACCACGCCGGGACCTGCTGCCACCCCTGCGCCTGGACCCACCCTGCTCACCACGCTCCCGCGCCCGTCAAGACGCCGCATGCGCCCGCGTGCGCATCCACCCTGCTTCGCCGCGGGCGCCCCCCTGCCAGTGAGGGACTGCAGCGGGCTCGCGCGTCCAGGTGGGCCTGTCCCTGCGCCGCGCTGCGCCCACACCGCCCCGCACCCGTCCGCCTCTCCCGCCTGCCCGCGCCTCTCCGCTTGGGCACCCGCTGCGCCCGTGGGGCACGTCTACGCCTGGAACTGCTCCCTGCGTGCGATCCCGGACCTGGGACGCCCACCGTGCCTCTGCGACACGCGGACCCGCTCGCCCTGGAGCACGATCCCGCACCCTGCCCCGATTCTGCCTGCCCCGGTTCTGCCTACCCCACTCTGGACGCTCCACCCTGGGGTAGGTCGGATCTGGATACCCCACCCTGGACGCTCCACCCTGGGGTACCCCGCCTGGGACTAGGACAGCCAGACTGCCCCAGCCTGCGCTGCCCCGCTCGGGACTAGCGCGGGTGCGGGTAGAAGACTTGTGTCTAAGAACATGAGACCGAGACCAAGACCAAGACCAAGACCCGAGACCAAGACCAAGACCAAGACCCGAGACCGAGACCCGAGACCCGAGACCGAGACCGAGACCGAGACCAAGACCAGAGACCAAGACCAGAGAGCTATGCTTACCACTATGCCGATGAAAAGAAGATCGCTTGCCACTAGGAGCCACTAGGAGCCATGCAAGAACGTTGTGCTACTGTGCCATGCCTGCAAAGACAAACGGCACTAGGATTGCTCGCTAGTGCCGCTTCGCTGTTCGCCTATGCTGTTATGCCGATGAAAGACGCTGGTATGGTGTCCCTATCCCCGTAGCCGCAACGTACATGCGCCATCTGCCGTGCTATACGTGCAGTCTATGTCGAATTGCTCATTCCTGTATGTCCATGCCGTTCGCTCTAAGGTTACGCTGGACTTCCCTGTTACCAGCGTGACGTATGCAGGATAGATACCTTTGGGCCATCCTAAGCTTTTTGCCGACGTCCAATAGATCCCTTTGCCTATGCTAGACTCACAGTCTGCACTGTCAATGCTCCACACTGCGCTTGTGATCCGATGCCTTGTCATGCCGATTATCCCCTATGCCGATGTGCGCATGCCTTATAGACCATCCTAGCGCCAAAAAAAGAAACTCCGCAGTGCAACCTACACACTGCGGAGTCTCAGACCATCTCTGATACTACGGTACTACGCTTGCATGCGTTTTTCGTACCGCGCGCGCGCATGGAACACCAATTTTGCTGCGCGCACATGATCGCCTTCACACAAGCCGAGACGTTTGGCAATTGCCGTGTTCCCCATGCCTTTGACCAGCAATGCCTCTACCTCCCGTACCTCATGCTCCGATAACTCTTTGCCGCGTGCGGATGTGACAGCCGTAGCACTACTGCCATGCCGATGTACCTCTACCATGCCATTGCTTGACGGTGTAGCGGCAACCTTGCGCACAACCCCAGTATCCTTCTTTGCCTTGCTCGCAACCTTGACATAGAGCAAGCCAGTATTGAACGCACGCGCCAGTCTTTGATCCCGCTCTGCTTGGGATAGCGCCGTATTGCCGATGATCGCATACAGCGTATTGAGCCGGAGTCTCATCTCACTATCGATCACAACCACAGCACGCGCCTTGCTCTGTGCCGCCTGGGCCGCCGATACCGCTTCTTGACACGCTTTGACACGTTTTTTTGCCTGTAAGACCTTGATTTGTACGTCTAAATCCTCCTCATCTGCAGCTTGCGCCGCTTCTTGTGCCGCAAACAGCGTGTCTTGTGCAAGCTGCAATGCCGTTTCCGCTTCTTGCACTGCTTTGTCTGCCTCAGTAGACGCTGTATCTAACACTGTCGCATCCGCGCAAGCGATAGACCGTACATCGGCATCCGGGACGAGCGCGCTATAGTCGATAACGCTATCCTGATACTCTGCGCCGCTCGCTACATCGGCATACGACACACTAGGAGCCACTACAGACGCCATAGGAGCCACACTAGGAGCCATAGGAGCCACACTGCTCCCAGACAGCGCGTGCCATCCATTCGCACCAACGGACAAAAACCGCGTACCATCCCTGTATTGATCCCGCTGTACCGTTTCCTTCTCCTTCGGACACGACACCATGCGCACAACCTTCCCGTTGTACATGCCGATATGAGAGTCTAGGATCATGGTTGCCGGCAGATCACCGAGCGGATTTGTCGTATACAGCAAAACATGCTCGGTTGCCTCTACACAGTCCAGCATAGCCTTATCGCTGGTTGCACTGTCCATACCATTATCCAGCAGTGCCGCATTATCGATATTCCCCCGTGCGAGCATCTCCTCATGATCGCTTGCCGCGCTAGCGCTATCGTCTGCTACCAACTCCGCTAAGTATGCCGCGCTATCACTTCCAGTACTTCCGCCTATCTCTTCTGCACAGATCACACAATGCAAACCTATCGACCCATGTTTGCTGCATGTTATCTCTACACTCTCGTCTAACAACTCCGCTAAGTACGATGCGCTCTCATCTTGTGCCGCTTGCTCTGCGATAATCGCTTGCACGTCCGCACTGTGCCGCGTGTCTTGCTCTGCGCTACACCGTGCTAGCGCTTGCCGATACGCCCCTACCTTGTCGTCTGCACTGCCAAGTACCGTCTCCGCTACACTGCCATTGTGTACGCCATATACCGCGTATGCATGGTCTGTGCCTGTGCTGAACCGCAGATGATGAAATCCGCCTAGCTGTGCCGCATCTCTAACGGCATGTTGCATCAAACCCTCGTTTCGGTCTACCTCTACCGCTACCTCTACCGCGCTACCATCATGCCATACCATATCCAGAGTCTCCTTCCTTTGCGCCAGACTTGCCGCAATGTAACCAGCATAGACCGTGCTACCAGATACCGCTTGATGTGTCGCTACTGTTGCCATGTTCCATTCCCTTTCAGTGTGGTATGCCGCAGAGCACTATGCCCGCGGGCACGAAAAAAACTATATACTGAAGTATAGCCATTGCAAGAGAAAGTGTAAAGCTATCGCCTAACGAAAAGTGAAGAGAAGTGCAGGTGAGAGGAAAGATTTTTCGCGGTACTCCTGCGTACCATGTGCCGCTACCTTCTTCCACTTCCATACACTACGCTCTCCTGTGCACTTAGGATATTCCACTATGTACCAGCAGGAGCACGATGCGCCAGTACTGGTAAGGGATACGCTAGCGCGCTAGCGGGGGATATGGGACTGACTGGTAGCGTACTGACTGTGGTATGGGGGAGGTGTGGGCTAAGGTGTTCCCTGAAAATTCCACACTTTTTTTCCTCGCATGCCATCTCTGGTACGACCTATGCAATATAGATATCTTCTTCTATAGGTACGCTGCACTGCTCGCATGCACCACACTGCCACACTGCCACATCGGTCCCGCGTACCATCCCAGTCCTACACCGATGCCTCTACACCGATGCCTCTACCGGAGCCTACACCTGCACCACACTGCCACACCGGAGCTCCACTGTGCCGCGTACCACACCGGAACTACACCGGAGCTTGCCTCTACCACACTGCCACACCGGAGCTCCACTGTGCCGCGTACCACACCGGAGCTTGCCGCAGTGCGTACCAGGCATACCCTGCCAAAAGTGTACACGGGGTATACCGCTGGTAAACTAGCAGCTAGCTACTAGCTATCTTCTATCTAGCTGCTATCTTCTCTCTCGCTGCTATCTCGCAGCTAGTACGTCCGATGTGGGATACCCCTGGCCGCACTGGTCTGGCGGGGGCGTTCTGGTAGAATTGTGACATCTCGGCCTAGCCTGCGTGTGAAACCTGTTCCGAGGTACGCGCCCCTAAACACGCCCTCTCCCTGCACGCCCGTGTGTCCCACAGCCTCGGCCCCACAGCGTCACGCCATGGTCCTATGCGCATGCGGGTGGGCGTGCGGGCGGGGGAGCCCGTGGGAGTGCGGGCAGTGGTGGCGGGCGCGGTGCGGCTCGCAGGCCAGTGCGGGTGGGCGGTGGTGGTGGGACGGGCGGGGGAGCCCGGCGCGAGGCGCTTGACAGGGGGGTGGGGTGAGGCGGACACTAGAGGCGGGAGCAGGGGTCGCGGGTGGTCGTGCTGGTGAGGGACGGCGCTCGCGCCAGCGTGGGGCGGAGCACGCAGGGGGCAGGGGCGGTACGTCCTGCGGCAGCAGCCCATCGTGACGAAGAAGGAGAGAGCGGGATGGCAGCAGGGGTGGGAGAGGACAGGGTCGCATATGCGCGACGGATGGCGGCGTTACTGGACGAGTGGAACCGGGAGGGGGCCGAGGGGGGACAGGTGGTGGACGCCCAGAGGCGGTACCGGTGGAGTGTGGACATGGGGCGGCGGCCAGCCGGGGTGGTGCTGGAAGAGTTGGGGCAGGGGGAAGAGTCAGAGAGGCGGTATACGACGTCTGCGGCGATGGTGGCGGGGGGGCGGTTGCACGTGGAAGAGTTGGTCCCGTTACCGGGGTATATCTGTGAGGGGTGTCTGGATGCGCCGGCGGTAGGATGGCAGGGGGCGCCGTGGGGGGGCGAGATGGCGGTGTGTGCGGGATGTTGGGGGAGAGGTGGGCGATGAGTGAGCGGCGGTGGAAGGTGAGTATTGTCGGGCATGGGGAAGTGGATCCGCGGACGATCGTGTTACATCCGCAGAATCCGAAGGCGCATCCGCGGGAGCAGCATGAGGTGGTCGGGGCGTCGTTAGAGGAGTTAGGGTGGTTAAAGGGGGTGATGATCAACCGCGTGACGGGGCATTTACTGGATGGGGAAGAGCGGGTGACGCTGGCGATCGCGCAGGGGGAGCGGACGGTGCCGGTGGACTATGTCGAGGTGCCGGCGGAGCACGAGGCGACGGTGCTGCGGGTGTTGGACCAGAGTGCGGCGCTGGCGCGGATGGACGTAGAGCGGTGGCGGGCGTTAGCGGCGGGGAGTCCGGCGCCGGTGTCGGGGGTGCTGCGGGCGTTTTTTGCGGAGCAGATTCGGGCGGAAGAGAAGGGGCGGGGGGCGCGGCGGAATGCGGCGGGGGAGTGGGAAGGGACGTGGCGGGATGGGGTGAAGGAGATGGAAGGGGCGTTAGCGGCGGCGGCGGACGCGGTCCGGGGGGAGTGGGGGGTGGCGCCAGGCCAGTTGTGGGCGTGTGGGGAGCACCGCGTCATCTGTGGGGACAGCCTGGACGCGGGGGTGGTGCAGCGGGTGTGTGGGGAGAGGCGGGTGGCCCTGGTGGTGACGAGTCCGCCGTACAGTGTGGGGAAGGGGTATGAGGCGGGGGAGACGGTCGGGACGCAGCGGGGGTTGATTGAGGGGTTAGGGCGGCGGTGCGCGGCGGTGGTGCAGCCGGGGGGATTTGTGGTGGTGAACTTTGGGGATCCGTGGGCACGGGAGACGGCGGGGCCGTGGACGGGGAGTGCGCGGGCGTGTGTGTATCCGATGGGGCGGGAGTATTGGCGGGCGTGGCACGAGGAGTTAGGCTGGGACCTCTATGCGTGCCGGGTGTGGGTGAAGCCGTATGCGCGGCTGCGGCAGCCGCTGTGGACGTATCACACGAGCTTGGCGCATCAGGGGGAGTGGGAGCAGGTGTGGACGTGGCGGTTGCCTGGGGGGGAGGGGGAGCAGGTGTACACCTGGGACGTCAGCGCCCATAGTGTGTGGAGTTCGGTGGGGGAAGTCGATAGTGATGGGGCGGGGCCGTGGGCGCACTGGGGGGCGGGGTTTCCGCAGTGGGTACCGCGGCAGGTGCTCAGGGCGCATAGTGCACCGGGGCAGGTGGTGTGGGAGCCGTTTCTGGGGGCGGGAACGACCCTGTTGGCGTGTGAGGAATTGGGGCGCACGTGTGTGGGGAGTGACCGGGATCCATGCGCGATCGCCCTGACATTACAACGGTTTAGGGACGCGACGGGGGTGAGGCCGGTGCAAGTGGGGTAGCGGTCCATACAAGAGGTAAACGTCCATGCCACTGCCGAATAACACGCAGTACTGTACTGCCCATAAACGTGATGGCTCTGTGTGTACGAATGTCGTCGTCAAAGGCATGCGGACCTGCCGCATGCATGGGGGCAAATCCTTACAGGGGCCGGCGAATCCGCACTATCGGACGGGGCGGTATTCCAAGAGTTTGCCGGCGCAATTAGCCGTCCGCTATGAAGAGGCGCGGGCGAATCCGCGGCTGTTGTCGTTAGACGATGACATTGCGCTGACGGAAGGGCGCTTAGCGGCGTTGCTGGAGCAGGCGGAGACGGGGGAATCGGGGGCGTGCTGGCGGGCCTTGCGGGGGGAGATGGATGCGTTTGAGGCGGCGTTAGCGCAGGGGGACATGGACGGCATGCAGACGCACTTTGCGGCGATGCGGGGCCTGGTGCAGCGCGGGGCGGCGACGGTGGGGGTGTGGGACGAGGTGCAGGCGGTGCTGGTGACGCGCACGCGGCAGGTGCAGACGCAGGTGAAGACGTTGCAGAGCATGCAGCAGATGCTGACGGTGCAGCAGCACATGCTGATGGTGGGGGCGCTGACGGACGCGGTGGTGCGGGCGGTGCAGAAGTATGCCGAGGTGGGGGCGGGGCGGAAGATTCTCAGGGACATCCAGGCCGAGTTTACGCGGCTGGTGACGTTAGAGGAGCGCTAGCGATGGACGCGATTCTCCAGCCCAGGACGCGGACGCAGGGCTCGCCGATGGCGCAGGGGCTGGCGCATGCGGCGCGCATCTTAGGGGCGGCGCTGGGCGAGGGACCGGCGGTGTCGCGGCGCACGGAGGTGTTTCGGGCGCTCCCGGACGATCCCATGCGCTGGTTGCTCAGCACCTTTCCCACGTACTTTCAGAATCCGCGCGGGGAGTTTGTGCCGTTGGCGGCGCATCACGAGGCGTTCTGGCGCTGGCTCTGGGCGCTCAGACCGGGGATGGCGGCGCGCACGTTCATCGCCATCTGGAGCCGGGCCGGGGGCAAGTCGACGTCGCTGGAACTCGGGTCGGCGTGTGTGGGGTATTTTGGGCTGCGGCGCTATGTCTTGTACATTTGCCATGAAGAAGGGACGCCGATCTATGATCCAGCCTGCGGGGCATGGATGGCAGTGGAGAGGCATCCCACGGCGCAACGGCGACGCGGTGATGGTCTCGAAGTCACCATCGCGGGCTTGCCATTTGCGCCGGAAGTGGTCACGCCTGAGCATCGGTACCTCGCGAGGCGGATAGCGCGGCGGGACCGTGGGCACGGCAAGCCGGTGGACATCCACTATGGGCGTCCGCAGTGGATTGAGGCGCAAGATCTCGACTGGAACACATGGATTGGGTATCCCATTGACCGCACCGAGGACGCGACGTATCCGGCGTTGACGCGATGGAGTCGGCAGACGCGCCAGCAGGAAGCGTGGGCCTGTCCGTTTTTCGAGGATCCGGAATGGTGGTGGCTCTTTGGGCTGTGGTGGGGCGATGGGACCCTGGGAGGCGCCGGGAATGCCCAGATAGCGTTTAGCTGTGCGACGAAATATCCGCAGATTCGGGAGCGTCTGATTGATTGTCTCGAGGATGCGGAGTTGCCGTGGCATGAAGTGCCGGCGCCGGATGGCGCGGCCTGTAGTAGCATTTCGTTTTGTCATGCGCCCCTGGCGCGGTGGCTCCAGACGTGGCGGGCTGGGCGCAATCGGAAACAGCCGCCGGGGTGGGTTGAACGGTTGCCGCTGGAGTATCAACGGGCCTTGGTGCGTGGCTATTGTGATGCCGACAGTGCGCAGAGTGATCGGGGCATGGCGTTGACGAGTATTCACCTGCCGGGTCTGCTGGCGGTGCGGCGCATGTTGATGCGGTTGGGGGTGCCGTCCTATCTCAGTCGGCAGACACGGGACCGGGATTTTAGCTATAAGGGACGCGTCTATCAGGTGCAACCGTCGTATACGCTCAGAGTCGAAGAGGGGCGAGAGGCGTTAGGCTATGAGACTGGGGCGGCGCCCAAGGATGCGGTGCGCGATCTCTTTATCAGCGATGGCTGCTTATGGTCGCGTGTCCGGGAGGTGGAGGTGGCCTACGATCGGACGTTTGTGCCGATCCAGACCGCCAGCGAGACGTACTATACGCATGCGGGGCTCTCGCATAATTGCGCCACCCAGAAGCAGGCGGATGATCATGTGGCGAACGTGGCGACGCTGTTAGAGGGGTTAGGGGTGGAGCGCGCCATTAACCGCTATGGGTTTTCACGGGGCTGGAATATCAATCGCTTACGGACGGCGGATGGGTATACGCAGGATGCGATTGGGCTTGATGCGGCGGCGCGGGGGGTGCGCATCGATGAGTTTCGCCCGGACGGCGTGTTTCTCGATGAACTCGATGAGCAACTCGATACGGCGGCGACGATTGCCAAGAAGATTGACGTGCTGACGCGGGCGCTGCTGCCGACGGGGGATGCGGCGCTGACGGTGGCGGGGGTGCAGAACCTGCCGAACAAGGACGGCATCTTTGCGCAACTGGCGGATGGCCGGGCCGAGTTTTTGATGGACCGCTACGTCTCAGGCCCGCATCCGGCGCTGCGGGGCTTAGGCGAGCAGGACTGGTATCAGCAGGTGCGGGGGGCGGACGGGAGTACGGCCTTTCGCTTTGTCGGGGGGACGCCGGTGTGGGCCGGGCAGGACCGGGCGGCGTGTACGGCGTTGCTCAACACGATTGGACCACGGGCCTTTGAAATTGAGTGTTTGCATCGGATTGGGCGGCTGGCGGGGAGTGTGTTTCAGCGCGGCTGGTTTGGCATCGTGCCGGACTGGCCGCGAGGGTGTCGGCAGGTGCGCTACTGGGACTTTGCGGCGACCGAGGTGGCGGACGAGACGCCCAGGCGGCGGGGGAAGGATCCGGACTGGACGGTGGGCCTCTTGCTCGGGGAGTGGCGGGGGCAGTTCTGGGTGCTGGACGTGCAGCGCGTGCGACTCTCGCCGGACGGGGTGGAAAAGCTGGTGGCGCAGACGGCGGCGCTCGATGGGCCGAGCGTGGAAATCTGGTTGGAAGAAGAAGGGGGGAGTAGCGGCAAGGCGGTGACGGCGACGTATCGCCAGCGCGTGCTGGTGGGCTATACGGTGCGCACCTGGCACACGACGGGGAGTAAGGGGGAGCGCGCCAAGCCGGTGAGTGCGGCGGCGGAAGCGGGCAATGTGTTCCTGGTACAGGCGCCGTGGAATGCGGCGTTTGTGGACGAGGTGGAGAAATTTGGCCTCCCCGATGTGCACGATGATCAGGTGGATGCGCTGTCGGGGGCGCACTATGCGCTGACGCTCGGGCAGACGTGGTTGTCGAGTGAGCTGTCGCTGACGCCGGCGTTGGAGCGCATGACGCAGCGGGGGCTGGAGGCACGGGCGCAGACGGCGGCGTTACTGCCGGCGCTGGCCGGGATGTGGGGGGTCGAGGACGGGGAGGAGGAGGTGGCATGAGCGCGCCCGGGGAAGTGCCGGTGCCTGAGGAGATCGCGGCGTATCTGCGTGGGTGGCGTGCGGGGCTACACACCGTACTGCGGTGGTATACCGTGGGCGCGCTGCTCCTGGTGGGCCTATGGCTGGGGACGGCGGTGCTCCAGTGGCAGACGAACCAGGCCCAACGCGGGCTGCTTGAGACCTACGACCGGCGCCAGGAGCAACGCGTCATGCGGGCGTCGTGTCATGTGTTGCTCTACGCCATCGACCCGGCGACCACGACGGGCTTTAACAGTGCGGCGCAGACGTGTACGGTGGAGCGGGAGGATAAGCCCACGCTGCACCTGCGCTGGCAGGACGGGCACTGGACGAGCGAGCGGCCGCTGTGAGGGGGACCAAGCAAAAGACGGGGAGAGACCATAACCACACGCCTCCCCTCCGCCCCGCCCAGCCTATACGGGTAGGGCACGGATGTCAACCAGCGGTCGTGAGCCGCCAGAAAGGGAGCGCCCATGTCTGAGCCGATCACCAATGGCACCGCCTATCCGGTGTTGCCGCAGCCCCCGGAGCCGAGCCTGACCCAGGTCGTGGAGCATCTGGAGGCGAAAGAACTCCTGATGGAGCGGGGCACGAGTGGGTTACGCAGGGCAGGCGGCTACGTCCGGGAAGATCTCCTGGTAGAGCTTACAGGACTACAGGGCGTGCGGAAGTACCGGGAGATGAGGGACAATTCCCCGGTCATTGGGTCGTGTTTGTATGCATTGGAAATGCTCACCAGGAACGTAAAATGGACCATCACCCCCGCCGACGACACCGCAGAAGCCAAGCGCTACGCCGATCTGCTGGAAGGCATGCTGTTTGACGACCTCGACATGCCCTGGGCACTCTTGCTCTCTGAGATTCTCTCCTTCTTGCCCTTCGGGTGGTCACTGTTCGAGATGGTCTTCAAACGCCGCCAGGGCTTGGACCCGCCGCTGAACCCGGATGGGAGCCGGTCCCTGCCGTCGCAGTTCACCGATGGCTATATCGGGCTTGGGAAGATTGCGCCTCGGTCCCAAGATACCTTGCTGCGGTGGGAGTTCGATCATACCGGCGGGCTCCTCGGCATGCACCAGCTTGATCCCTGGATGGGGCGGCACGCCTACCTGCCCTACGAAAAATGCCTGCTCTTTCGCCCCACCAGCTACAAGAACTCGCCGGAAGGGCGCAGTGTCCTGCGCACGGCGTACCGTCCCTATTATATGGTGACGCATATTGAAAATACCGAAGGCATCGGCATCGAACGGGATCTGGCGGGCCTGCCGGTCTTTGGCACGCCGCCGCAGTGGTGGCTGCCCACCGCCACGCCCACCGAAGTCGCGCAACTGGAGTTGGTGAAACGTCTCGGGCGCAACATCCGCCAGGACGAGCAAGCCTGCCTGGTCTACCCGCTCATGTATGACGCGGCGGGCAACCTGCTCTTTAAGTTCGAACTGGCGTCCTCGGGCGGCGCCAAGGCGATCAATACCGACACGATTATCCAGCGCTACGAACTGCGCATCACCCAGTCGCTGCTCTGCGACTTGCTCTTCCTCGGCCATGAGGATGTCGGCTCCTTTGCCCTCGCCTCGTCCAAGTCGACGACCCAGGCCATGTCCCTCGGCGGCTACCTCACGGCCATTAAAGATGAGATCAACCGCCGCTGCATCCCGCTCCTGTGGCGCCTCAATGCCTTTCCCGCGAAGCTCCAGCCCAAGTTAATGCATGGGGATGTCGAGGCGGTAGATTTGACCGAATTAGCCCGGTTTATTTTGTCCTTCTCAAGGGTATTCAACGCTCAGGATCTGGAAAATAAGTTTCGCAGCATGGCCGGGCTGCCAGAACGCGAGGGAGCGGAGACCAATCCGCTGCCACCGTCGCTGCTGCCGACGGGCGGCTTTGGCGCCCATGGGGGCGGCTCCGGCACGAGTCCAGAGGCGTTTCAGACCGGGCAGAGTTCGGGACAAGTAGGCCTGCCAGATTTGGATAGGAGCCTTGAACCACAGAGTATCGGTTAGGGGGAAATTGTTCGACACAGTAATGGAAATATGCTATAATAATCAAGAGGTTGCGTCTCCCAGGGGTGCTTGAGACACCCCCAAGAGACTGGCACTATCGTCTAACGAGGAGACGACGATGCTTCCTGAGAATTCTAGCCTATCTCCCCTCGCACTCCAACCTATGCCCGCGACGATCCGTGTCAATCTCACGGGCCAGCGCTTTGGCCGCCTGGTGGTCCTTGCCTATGCCCATCGGAATGCCCGGAGCCAAACCTTCTGGCTCTGCCGCTGTGACTGTGGCAACACCCATACGGTCATCAGCCACAGCCTGCAAAAGGGCGATACCCAGTCCTGTGGCTGTTTCAATAGCGACGTCGCTCGTGCGCGACTCCGGCAGGACTTCACGGGCTACCGCTTCGGGCGTCTCGTCGTTGAGGCTATGGGATGGGCGGGCGGCACGGGGCGAGCCCACTGCGTGTGTGATTGCGGGAGGCGCACCGTGGTGTATGCGACCAACCTCACCCGAGGTATCACGCAGTCCTGTGGCTGTCTCCACGCCGAGGTGACTGGTGCCGCCCGCCGTATCGATCTGACTGGGCACACCTTTGGCCGGCTGACCGTCCTCGCCATGACCTGGAAAGATGGCGAAGGCTGGGCGCAGTGCCGATGCATGTGCGGCAGTGAACCCAGCGTTCGAGCCACGAAGCTTGCGACGGGCCATACACAATCCTGTGGCTGTCTCCAGGCCGAGGCGACGAGCCTAGCAAGCCGGAAAGACTTGACGGGTCTGACGTTTGGGCGGCTGACCGTCACGAGCATGTCTTGGGGCGATGGCCCTGGAAAGGCGACCTGCCTCTGCACTTGTGGCCGCGTGGCCCTCGTGCGTGGTCCTTCACTCCTCAGTGGCAATACGCAGTCGTGTGGGTGCCTGAAACGCCGCACGTCCGAGGAAAAGCAGGCGAGGAAGCGCCTCGCGGCCCATGCCCGTCTGTCGCTTGAACGTGGGTTGCCCTACGACTTCCTCCGGGAGGATGAAATCTTGATGCTGGACTATTGGCACCACAGGTGCGCGGTCTGCGGTGCCCTGGCTGACCTCTGGCGGACCCTGGCCTGGGATCACTGGATTCCACTCCGCTCCCCCGACACCTTGGGCACGATTCCGGGCAATATTCTCCCGCTGTGCCACGCCAAGAAAGGCGCCGCAACCTTCCCCGGCCCTCGCGCCTGTAACAATTCGAAGGGGGCCAAGGACCCGGTGGCGTGGCTGACGACGCGCCTGGGTGCACGGAAAGCCGCCGCGAAACTCCGTGCTATCGCCGCCTATTTTGCGGTGACCCGCCGTCATCTGTGCTGAGGCGCCAGGAACCTTGGGCTTGCTCCGCAAGCTTCTTTTCCAGCGCCACCAGGCGGGCCAGGAGCCTGGCCATCCTGGCTTCTCGCCCATAGATCGACTCGTAGTCCCAGTCGGGAAGGTCGTCGTCATCAGCCATGCGCGCCTCCGGAGAGGAGTCGGTCGGCACAGAGCAGCAAGCCCAAGAACATGCCGAGCAGGACGAGCAGGAGAGAGAGAGCCAGGATCCAGAAACCTTCACGCACGCAGCTCTTCCTCTGGCCCTAGTTGTTGCTCAATAAGGTGTCGGAGATAGCCCTTGCGTCGTGTGGTCTTTAGGAGAGCGTCCTCAATGTCCTCAAGGTCTGCGGCTGGCCCCGTCACGATGACATGCGATGCCGGCGTCGGGGCGAGATACGCCATATACAGCTTTGGATGGTCCGCTTTGAACGGCCCTTGCTGAAAGAGCAAGCGTGTCTCGGGTCGAATCTCGACATAATAGACACCAATACTATAGGTGAGGAGATCGCCCATGCCGCTCAAGATCATCTTGCGGCTTGGGGTATAGAGCTTCGGCCATTTCAGATTTTGTTGCTGATAAAGGACGTGACGAGCGAGGCGGTCAACCGTTAAAATCTCAATACCCATCGTTCATCTCCTTAGAAGATGAAATGATGTACGGGGTCTAGGAGGGTGCCACGAACACTCTCCTGGCCCATTTATCATAAGCAATAACATATCTCTCCTCAATCTTCAAGATGCCAGTATAAGTATGATAGGGGGTCAATTTGAAAGTGATAGCCGTCTCAGATCTGGTGGCGACTTAACTTTGAAAGTTAAACCCTCCATCAACATAAGACCCTCTTATGGTAATAGACCCTCTTTAAGAGTAGGACTGCTCTTATGGAAGTAGGACTCCTATCATAGAGCAGCAATGGCACGGATATTCAGTCGCTCGGGCCGCGTCTTGACGGCGGCAGGGGGCGCACACTGCTGCCCCTCTCTTCCCTTCAAACTTAACACTTGCAACTTCAAACTCGTTGTGTTTACACTGTGCGTGCGCGTGGGACCCGAGCCTGGCAGGAGGACGCCTGGCGATGAGTCTGCGTGCCCCGTCTCTCATCGGACTCCTGGCCCAACTCCAGCAGCACGGTCTCACCTACGCCCAACTCGTAGAGTTTGTCATGGCCTGTCGCGCCGGCCACAGCGGCACGGTGGTCTTTCACCTGGCCCGCGGCCATATTCGCACCGTGGAAGTGCCGGTACGGACGCCAACGCGGCTCAGGCATGATTAGATAAGGGACAGTTTTAAGTGTTAAGTTTTAAGTTTTAAGTTGTTTCGGACTTAACCCTTAACCCTTAAAACTTGCCCCGGCCCTCTCTGCGGAGAGGAGCCCGGTTCCGCTTTCGTAGCGCCCGCATACGGTCAAAGGACTTGACCGGCGGGCGCTTTTTTTGTGCCTGGAGACCGCCATGCCTACGACACACGCCGCTTCTTCTTGGCTGGAGCCACGGTCAGCAGCAAGGGCTGGACGGGGATCGGCGGCTTGCGCGTGCCCTTGCGGGAATTACAGGAATGACAGGCGGCAATCACGTTCTGCACAGTATGCGAGCCACCTTTCGACAGCGGCACGATGTGATCTTGCGTCAACTTCCCTTTGCGGCGTTTGCCACAGTAATAGCAGCGATGGTCTTGGGCCGCCTGGATTTCCAGCCATTGGTCATGCGTCAGATCATTTACCGGCGCCCTTTTCTTCAGCGCCCGACGCCGGCGGCCTTGAGCACGCGTGGCTTCCCGATGATTGTTCTTCCACTTCTTATCAGCGACCCGGGCTGCCTCTGGATCTTGCTCTCGTTTCTCACGTGCCAGTTGGGCAAAAAGCTCAGGATCCTCCGCATAGATGGCGCGTTTCTTTGCGTTCACGCGGTCGCGATTCTCAGAGTACCACCGCTGCCACTGTGCCTTGCGCTGGCCCGCATATCGCCCGCGGTATTTCTTGTCGCGTTGTTTTACATGCGACGAGTTCTTTTGGCGACTCGCCTTGGCTCGTTCAGAAAACTTGCTGGGATTGGCGGCATAACGGGCACGTGCACCAGCACGCCTGTCTGGATAGATCTTGGCTGACACGATATCTCCTCACTGAGATAGGGGGAAAGACCGGGCTCCCTGTGAGTGAGCACAAGGACTTTGCGGGCGATGATCAGTCGCCACCCGGCAACAAGAGAGTATAGCACAAATATGTCTATTTTGCACTAAGAAAGGCATGATTCAAAATGCCTTGGACTGCTCAGGACGCTGATAGGCACCATAAGGGCTTATCAGCGAAGCAAAAAAGACAGTGGTCGCATGTGGCCAACAGCCAATTAAAGACCTGTTTGGACCGTGGCGGTTCTCAGGAACACTGCGAAGGACAGGCCATCCGCGCTGCCAATGCGGCTGTGAACAAGAGTGTCGACGCTGAGAACCTGGCCCTCGTGGTGGAAGCCCGCATTGCCAAAAGTGAGGACGCTGAGCAGCGCCTCTTTGGGTGGGCCTCCATTGCCGTCATGAAAGATGGGACGCCGCTCCTCGACCTGCAGGGCGATGTCCTGGAGATCGAGGACCTCGCCGAGGCGTGGTACGCGTACGTCTTAGAGTCAGGCGAATTGAATTTCGTACACAAGGGCGAGTGCCGTGGTCGGATGATTGAGGCCATGGTGTTCACCCCCGAGAAGATTAGCGCGCTGGGACTGCCTCCTGACTCGCTCCCCCTCGGGGCCTGGGTCGGCTTCCATGTGCCCGATGCCGACGACTACCACCTCGTCAAATCCATGGGCTACCTCATGTTCTCCATTGAAGGCTTTGCCGAGCGTGAGGAGGTCTAGCCATGCCCACGCGCCTCCGCAAACTCAAAATTACCCGCGTGGCCGTCTGTCAGCAGGGCGCCAACTACGATGTCGAGAGCGGCGAGGGGGCGCATATCCTGCTCTTTAAGAGTGCGGATGCGGAGGCCGAGGCCCTCGACAAAGCCGAGCGCAGTACGGCCGGGACCAACGACCTCCCCGACTCTGCCTTCGCCTATATCAGCCCTGGGGGCACAAAGGATGAGGACGGCAAGACTGTCCCTCGCTCCCTGCGCCACCTGCCATATAAGACTGCCTCAGGGGCTATCGACAAACCGCATTTGCGCAATGCGCTTGCAAGATTAAGCCAGACCGATATCCCGGCGAGTGCCAAAGCCAGTGCAAAACGCAAGCTCCGCGCTGCCGCCCGGTCAGCCGGCATCGACGTGAGCGACGAGGTCGAGAAGTTTGATGCGCCCATGGGCCTCCATGCCGAGCCCGACGGCGACGAAACCCCGCCGCTGTCCTATGCCCAGCGCGGCCAGCAGTACGACCTCTGGGAAACCCTCTGGGGCAAATGGCAGTGCCTGTGCGAGACCTACTATGCCTGCGTTGGCGACTGCGACGAGGATAACCTGCCCTATCTGCCGATCCTGGTCGAGTCCGTGGGGCAGTTTCAAGACGAGGTCGCGGACCTCATCGACGGCCTGGGGCTCACGGCGAAGATGGCCCCCATCCTGGCCGACCTCACTTCGGTGGCGAAAGCCGGGGCGCCCATGGCGGGCCATCGCCTCACGCGCCTGCAAGACGCTATCGCCCAGCTCCAGCAGATTCTCGAAGAGTGTACGCCCCCAACCATTGACCGCCCTGGGGTCTCTGCCGCCGATGTGCGCAGTATGCCTGGGGTCATGAAAGGAAGGGCCGCGCGGCGGCCCATTGCCGACACCGTCGCAAAGGAGGACCCGCCTATGGCCACCGCGGTGCGCAAAAATGCCGAGAGTGACAAGGAACACTGCGACAACTGCGACGACACAGACTGCGACAACCCGGCCCACGACCGTATGAAGAAGGAACTGCTGGTGCACGGGAATGCAGCCCAGATGCAGATCGATGCCCTGACCAAACGTGCCCACGAGGCCGAAGACCTGGTGCTCAGCCTGCGCGCTGATCTCGCGAAGAGCACCCAGGAACTCACGGCGCTCCGCGAAGAACAGCGCATCGCCAAGATGAGCCCTGAGGAGCAGCGCGAGACCCTGCTGGCCGGCATGCCTGAACTGGTGCGCAAGAGCTACCTCGATCAGGAAGCCCGCCTCGAAATCATCGAAAAGGCCAACCGCGAGTTACACGAGAAAAACGAGCGCCTCGACTATATCGCGAAAACCGCCGAGTTTCGCGCCCTCGGGCTCACCCCCGATCACTGGCATGTGCTCAAAGCCGTTGAGGGCATCGCCGACGAGAGCGCCCGGACGGAGTTGGTGCGCCTGCTCAAGGCTGCCACCGAGCAACTGAAAACGTCCAGCCTCTTTGGCGTGCGCGGTGTCGAGGGCCATGGCCCGAGTGGCACGGACAGCAGTGGCGATGCGGAAGGGCAGATTCTCGCCCTGGCCAAAGCCTACGCGGAAGAGAAGGGTGTGCCGCTGGCCAAGGGCATCGAGGTCATTGCCAAGAGCCATCCCGAGCTCTGGGAACTGAACCAGCGCGAGAAACGCGCCAAGAATCGGGTAAACACATAAGTTTCAAGGGTTAAGGGTTAAGTTTTAAGGCTCGGAGTCAGACACAGAACAGCCTCAGTCTCCCAGCTCTCCCACTTAATACTTAATACTTAAATCTAAGCGTTTCTTCCCGCCTCGCGTGTCCAGAACGGCGTGGCAGGCGGGGAAGGAGGGTCCGATGCCCCATATTGCGGTTTATGACGACTCCTTTCGCAGTACCACCGATATGCGCACCAAGCAATTTGCCCCGGTGAAACTCGCCGCCACCAAAGACTGGATTACCGAGTGTGCGGCCGCCACGGATGACGTGTACGGCTTGCAGCAGGGCCGCCCCAATGTGGGCGAGGCCGGACGCATCGCCATTGCCGGACGCTGGACTGCCCTGGTGGATGGCTCCGGCACGGCCATTGCCATCGGGGACTTCCTGGGACCCAACGCCGCCGGCACCATGCTGGTGAAAAAGAGCACCGCCGATAACTCGATCTGCGCCCGGGCACTCGATGTCTGCACGATTAGCGGCGGCAAAATTGATGTCAATTTGTTTGGCGGCATCGGCGCACGGTTCCGGGCGGCGGCGTAAGCCAAGGCCCGACGTGCGACGGGCCTGCAACCCTCATCTCTGGCACAGCCTGCGTCATGACGTGACACAGGAATAGCCGTCAGTTCAGAAAGGAGCTGCCCTTGGCAGAGAGCGCATTAAGGGACGTCTATGTTGATATATTACTTACAGAAATATCTATAGGTTATTCCAACCCAGATTACATAGCACCACTCATTGCTCCGGTGGTGCCGGTGCGCTATCCCACCGGGTTCATTCCGCAGTACATGCAGAGTGACTGGTTCCGCAACAACGCCAACCGGCGGGCGACCGGCACGCTGAGTCGGCGCGGCTCCTTCAACCTGGGGACCGACACCTACGCCTCGAAGCGCGACAGCTTCGGCTTCGAACTGGCCGATGAAGTGCGCGACGCCACCATGGAACCCTACAACATGGACCGCGACGGCACGCTGTTTGCCACCGATAAAGTCCTCATGGCGCAGGAGATGGACTTCGCCACCAACCTGTTCACGGCGGGCGTGTGGGTCGATGCCGCCGGCTATGTGCAGTGGAACGATTATGGGGCCTCAACCCCCCTGCTCCTGGTGACCCAGGCCCTCGATAACATCGAAGGCCGCATCGGGCGCGAGGGCAACACCATGATCCTCGGCAAGCAGGTCTTCACCGTGCTGCGCTGGCACCCCGACTTGCTCGACACCATCAAGTACACCCAGATGGCCATCGTCACCGAGCAAATCATGCAGAGCCTCTTCGGCGTGGACCGCATCCTCATCGGCCGCGGCATCTATACCGCCAGCCCGGAAGGCACGGCGGAAGCGTCCGTCGTCTACCAGCGCATTTGGGGCAAGCATGTGCTGTTTCTCTATAACCCGCCGAGCCCGAGCCTGATTACCCCGGCGGCGATCTACAACTTCACGTGGCAAAGGGTTCCGTCCGCAAACTCGTACATGCGCCGATTCCGTGAAGAAAGTCGCGAGGTCGACGTCCTGGAGAGTAACGGCTACCACGACTATCATGTGACGTCTCAACGGTCTGCGGAGTTTTATGCGAATATAATCGCATGATGAATTTGTACCCTTTTTAGAAAAGCCGCATCTGTTGAGGGACAGCGCGATTCCCTTTACTGGAATTGCACCAGGTATGGGCCAGCACCGCATTGCGATAACTGTGTTCCGAGCCCGGCTGACTCACGGGAATGATGTGATCACGTGAAGCATCCTGGAAACGGCGGACCCGCGTATGACAAATACCGCATATGCCCTTGTCACGGATAAAGAGCACGGCGATATCAACCTCTTCAATGTATGGGATACCCTTCTCCAGCGCCCGGCGCTTGTGCTGATACTCCGTGACCTTATTGCGGTTCAACTGCCGCCACAATTTCCGTTTCAGCGCATAGTACGCTTTCTTCTTCAAGCGGCTCCGGCGCTCGCGCAGCCGACAGAGGACGCGGTTGGCTTCGCGGTAAAGGGCGGCGGCGGCCAGGACCTGTGCCTTATGCAGGGTTTTCCAGCGCTGCTGCCGGGCCTTGAATTGTTCAGGATGATCCTTGCCCCACTGCATCGAGCGCGCATTGATCTTGTCTTTGTTCCTGACGTGATAACCAGCTTTGTAGGCTTTGCGCTTGGCAACACGCTCAGGCTTGGACTCACGTTCTTTGACACACTGCTTGCAGTAGGGCGACAGCTTGTCATAACGGCTGTTATCAACAAAAAACTCGGCGTACAGCTTGGACTTCTTACACTTAGGACAGCGTTTACGCGGTTCGTCCATGCGGCCTCCCATACGGCCAGAGGTGAGTGGCTTGGGCTCAAGACCTGTATGGGCAGGTCTCAACTTGCGCGTCAGCGTCCCAACGACCCAAGCTCTATAAGTATAACAAATTCAGAGAGTTATGTCAATGCTTGAAGGCTCTGATCTCCCCGATGACACTGGCGCCGATGCCGCCCCCGAGGCGGTGCTGGCGATCCTTGAGCGGCTGACGCCGCAGCAGCAGAGTGCCCTGGCGCTCCTCGTGGAGCAGGACGGGCAGGGCTGCGGCCTGTCGACCCAGATGTGTTCCTCGCTCGTCCAACGGGATCTCCTGGTCAAAGCGGTGGACCCGCTCACCGATGGCCCGCGCGTGTGCACCAAGGGCTGTGGCCATGCATGGTACGACATCCCGGCGGCGGTCCAGACGGCGTATGCCACCTGGGCGGCGCAGTGGGAGGAGGACGGGGCGCCGGTGACCACCGCCGTGCCTGCTCCGCCCCCGCCTCCAGCCAGGCCCCTGGCGACGCGCCGTGAGATGGGGCCGAGTCATTGGACAAGGTTCACCTTGCCGGGCCTGGGCTATTTCACCTACAAGGGCACGAACTACGACCGTGGCCAGCTCCTGACGCTGACGGGCAGCCCGCGCGATGAGCAATTAGAACGCCTGGGCTATGTCTACCCGGTGCCCAAAGGGGAAACCTACCGCCAGGCACAATGCGGCGCCTGCGGCGTGTGGTTCTTGAACGAAGAGTTCCGCGACGCGCATGGGCGCTTGCGCCATCGTCACCGCTTCGAAGGCGATGACCTGGATGTGGCGGCGGGGATGGCGGGCCCTGCAGGGGGGGCCGCCTTGCGCGATGTGACGGGGGATGCCGAGGAGCGCCGCATGCAGCAGCAGTATCCGCTGCATCTGGAGCGCACCAGGGCGACGCTGGAGGGCTGAGCCTATGGTTGGCGGTGATGTGATAGGCATTGTCCGCAATGGCCAGAATACGTTGCTCAATGTGCAGGACCGCACCTATGGGGACCGCTGTGCGGTACGCTGCGCGGAATGCCGTCGTGACACGGGCGCAGCCGTCCATATCCAGGTCGGCGATAAAGTGTGGTGGCAAGGCAACGATGTCATGTGGACGCCACAGTCATTCACCGGCTCCGCCTCGGGGCCGGGGTGTGGCACGCACTGGGATATCCATATCCCCAAAATCGGCTTTAGTCATTAACAGCATCTGGCTAGCCCCTACGGGGGTGAGGAGGAGGTGGGCCAATGTTTCAACGTGTAACGGTTGTTCAAGAAGGGCTGA